CTAAGTACGAAGGATAATTATGACTGCTGTGACTACACTTTATGGTTCTTTTACCGAAGATGATTTGAAATCTATCCATGATTGTTTGAATGAAATTTCTAATGAAATGTCAAAGATTGAACAACACAAGGAAGCTATCAAAGATATCATTGGTGCATTGTATGATGCACATAAGATTCCGAAAAAGGTTTTAAATCGACTTGCTAAGACTCATCACAAACAATCTTTCCAAGAAGAAGTGACTGAAGATTCGGAGTTTGAAGCACTTTACCTTGGTTTATCTGAAACAAAATGAGTGACTCTGTACGCAGAAACTTCTTAAAAGGCCTGGGTATTTCAGGCCTTTTTTTGGCTGGCGCTGAAGGTTACAGGGAAGTTAAAGAACGAATTGTATATAAACAAGATGAACTTCCTACAAAAGAACTAGAAGCACTACTTGAAAAGAAACCAATTTTGCAATTAACTGCAACATATGGTGAAGAATTACCGCCAGCAAAAGTATATGGTACAGATAGCATGTATATTGTGGGGTATGGACCAAATTATAAACCTGGTACTGAGAAGCGTGTGTCGGTGAATATTGTACCAGGTCCTGATGGTAAACTTTACGTCAAAGAGAATGACATTTGGCGTAAGATGTGATACAATGAATTTTTATATTATGGAGTATGTGAATGGAAAGCAATCAAATGCTATGGGTGGAAAAGTATCGTCCTCACAAAATTGAAGACTGTATTCTTCCAGAATCTATCAAATCAACCTTTCAGGAATATGTTAACAGAAAAGAAATCCCAAATTTGCTACTTACTGGATCCGCAGGGGTTGGTAAAACTACAATCGCAAAAGCCCTATGTGAAGAAGTCGGATGCGACTACATCGTCATTAACGGCTCGGAAGAAACCGGTGTTGACAACATCCGTGTCAAAGTCAAAAACTATGCATCATCAATGAGTCTTGCAGGTGGTCGGAAAGTCATCATCATTGATGAGGCTGACTACCTGTCTCCTAATGCTCAAGCCGCACTTCGTGGTTCTATTGAAGAGTTTGCAGTAAACTGTTCGTTCATTTTCACATGTAACTTCAAACATAAGATTATGGATGCTATCCATTCTCGTTGTTCAGTTGTGGAATTCAAACTACAGAATGGTCAAAAAGCAAAGATGGCCACACAATTCTTCAAACGTGTAGAATGGCTTCTTGCAGAAGAAGGTGTCACGTATGACAAGCAAGTTATTGCCGCTGTTATCACCAAACACTTTCCTGACAATCGCCGTGTTCTGAATGAACTTCAGAGATATTCATCTAATGAAAGCAAGACTATCGACAAAGGTATTCTTGCCGCAGTATCTGATATTAATATCACAGAATTGGTCAAAGCACTTAAAGTTAAAGACTTTGGTACTGCACGTAAGTGGGTAACTAACAATGTAGATTCAGACTCAGCTACTATTCTACGTAAAATCTATGATAACATGTATGACTTTCTGAAGCCAGAAAGCATTCCTCCCGCTGTTTTGGTTCTAGCCAAGTACCAGTATCAAGCCGCCTTTGTTGCAGACCAAGAGATTAACTTGGTTGCTTGCTTGACTGAGTTTATGATTGAGTGTGAGTTCAAATAATGTCTGATCTGTTTAAAGATATTATTCCAAGTATTCTACAGACAAAAAAAGACGTACTTGATAACGAAAAGGACTATGTACCGTTTGTCGTAAATCGTGCCATTTCATATCATATGGATTGTATTTTATACGCAAACCAGATGAATCTGAACCATGGTCTTCCTCAAAAACTTCAATACCAATATCTTCTAAATACCGTTAGGCCTATTAAACGCAAGTTTGAAAAGTGGCAGAAAGCCACGGCCATACAGGACATAGAATGTGTGAAGGAGTATTTTGGTTATTCTAACGAAAAAGCCAAAGAAGCCCTACGTATTCTTTCAGATGAACAAATCGCTTTGATAAAAGAAAAACTAGAAAAAGGCGGAGTGAAAAAACGATGATTAAAATAGAAGATATGGTGGAGGTGACACTTGACCAAAAGGATGATTTTTTGAAAGTGAGAGAGACACTTACTCGAATTGGTGTTGCATCTAAAAAAGAAAAAATACTCTATCAGTCTTGTCACATTCTACACAAGCAAGGTAAATATTATATTACACACTTTAAAGAACTCTTTTCTTTAGATGGTAAACCAACAGATATTACCGACAATGATCTTGCACGTAGAAATACGGTAGCAAATTTATTGGAAGATTGGGAACTTCTTAAGATTGTTAACAAAGAACAAACTAAAGAACCAACAGTATCTTTATCACAGGTGAAAATTATTTCACACAAAGAGAAGGCTGATTGGGAATTGATACCCAAATACAATATTGGTAAAAAACCTCAAGTCGTAGACAAATAATTCTATCTTCAGAATGTTTAATTGAAAATATGAAAAAAATTAATAATTTGGTGCATTATATTTGGGTCGGTAATAAAAAAGTTCCAGAAAAATTTATGGATAATTTTAACCGAACTAAACAAATGAATCTGGATTATGAATTTAAAATTTGGACAGACCTAGATTTCGAGTCTAATAAGTTTTATTCGGAGTCTAGTCTATTTCACAAATTACAATTAGCTAGATATACAACAATGAATAGATTTGGTGGATTATATTCCGACTTTGACATTCATTGGAAATTAAATTTTGATGAAGTCTATTCTTTATTTGATGATGCAGATATGATATTTCCCAAAAGAAATAGTTTACACTTCTATAATCGAGGTATGAAAACGGATTTAGTAGATGATTTTGTTATTATTAGTAAACCTAATTTAACAAACGAATTTTTAAAATATTGTGAGATACGTACAGAACGTAGAGATGATATAACAGAACCTTATAGTGTCTATGCTTTAACTGAGTGGTTATTAGGAAAAAATAATATTAAGTTTTTAACGCATAAGCAAATCGATACAGATGAATCTTGTACAGTAGCAATTCACGATAACAAAAAAACTTGGCAACTTGGATAAATAAAAGTATCTCACTCGGGATGGGAACATGGCGACAGTAACCATGTAAACAACTGTCACGATTTAGCCCACCTTAGGGCCGTTTGATGTCAACGGTAAAAAGGCGTCCGAGCAATTGAACTGCCTCTCGTTAGTAGGCGCTGGATAAAGTAACCAGCTGATATGCCTTCGGGGTATCACTTTTAATCAACTCGCTTTTAGGAGAAAACTATGACACATCTATCATTGCCATACGGCAAATCTTTGCTTCCTTCCACTGTTGGTTTCGACCGACTACTAAGTACCTTTGAAGAATTTGATAATCTTCTTGGACAAGGTGCTAAAATTCAAACTTATCCACCATATAATATCATTAAAGAAGATAATGAAAATTACACGATTGAGATTGCCGTCTCCGGCTTCAAACGTGATGAGATTGAAATCACTTCAGAAGGTGGAAAACTTCACGTAAATGGTGCTATCAAAACTGCCAGAACATCGGACAAATACCTACACCGTGGAATTGGTACAAGGGATTTTTCCCACAAATTTGTACTTTCTGATACGGTTGTTGTTAAAGATGCCGATATTGTTGATGGATTACTGGTTATCAATCTGGAAAATATTATTCCGGAAGAAAAGAAACCACGTAAGATTGAGATTGGTAGCAAAAAAACAACAGACCTGTTGCCATAATATGTGAGTAGTGTTAGAATCCTTGTAACTAACTTGGATTCTAACATGGAACTTCTTTTAACCTCTACAAGTATTTTTGCTATCGGTGCTTTTTTAGGAGCATTATTCGGACGCCTGCCAACTTTTACCGTGTTGGCTATTTGTTTTTTGTTTATGTTGATTAAACCATGAAACCTGTAACTGAAAAATATATTAAAATGCGTAATCGTCTTTCGCCGACAGAGGTGTATTATACCTTTTCGCATTGGGATTTGAAACAGATTGATGGTGTGGATTTTATTCCTGTGACTAAATTTCCACCAACACAAACTCTGACACAACAACTTCATTACATGCGAAAAGACTCTTTGGAAAAAGTTAAAGGCTAATATGAATAAACATAGCCTTGACGTTGCAATGGTTTTGTGTTATAATTTAGCAATACTTTCTGGTACTGCTTGTCTAGTCCAATTTTATGATTGGTCTGGCTGGTGGTTCCTCTTTGCGGGGCTTTGTATGCTCTCTATTAAAACTAAAGAAGATTAAAATGAAATTTGCTCTTGCGTCAGATATTCACCTTGAGTTTGGTGGAATTGAACTTAACAACACCGAAGGTGCTGACGTATTGGTGCTGTCCGGTGATATTTGTGTTGCTAAACATTTAGTTTCTCCTGAATCTATACGTAATAGTAAAGATTGGATGAAATTCTTTGAACAATGTTCCAAAGAATTCAAAAATGTTATTTACATTATGGGTAATCACGAACATTATCATGGTGACATTTCCAAATCTTATGACCATCTACGTGGTGCATTGGCTCACTTGCCAAATATTCATGTTATGGAAAAAGAATTTGTTTCTTTTAATAATGTGACATTCATATGTGGCACTCTTTGGACTGATATGAACAAAGAAGACCCACATACTTTGTATAGTATCAAAGGCTACATGAATGATTACCGCATCATTGAAGATTCGGATGCTTCTACTCATTACCGTGATGCTGATGGTAATTATCATACACGTACAGGTAAGTTTAGTCCTGAACGATCTGTTACTGAACACAAAGCAATGTTGAAATTGATTGATGATGTTTGTGTGGGATTACCGAACGAAAAGATTGTTGTTGTTGGTCATCATGCTCCATCTAAGTTATCGACTAAGCCTAAGTATCAGAACGATACGATGATGAATGGTGCGTATAGTTCGGATTTGTCCGAATTTATTTTGGATCGTCCAATGATTAAAGTGTGGACTCATGGTCACACACACGACAAGTTTGATTATATGATTGGTTCAACTCGTATTGTATGTAATCCACGTGGTTACGTAGATTATGAAGATTGTGCTGATAATTTTGAATTGCAGTATATTGAAGTTTAAAAACCTGGCGGTAGTTCAATGGATAGAACAGTAGCCTTCTAAGCTATCAATCCAGGTTCGATTCCTGGTCGCCGGACCAAAAATTATTTTTAAAAAGGATTAATATGAAAAAACTAACAACATTGCTAGGTGCATTGTTAATATCAACAGCCTCATTTGGTGCCGACATCACTGGTGCAGGCGCCACATTCCCCTTCCCTATCTATGCCAAGTGGGCAGAAGGATATAAAAAGGCCACAGGCACTGGTTTGAACTATCAGTCAATCGGTAGTTCGGGTGGCATTAGACAGATCAATGCTAAAACCGTAGATTTTGGTGCAACTGATGCACCTGTCAAAGGTGAAGACTTAGACAAGAATGGACAAGTACAGTTTCCTGCTATCATTGGTGGAACAGTTCCTGTCATCAACTTAGATGGTTTCAAACCAGGTGAACTACGTATCACTGGACCAGTACTGGCAGAGGTGTTTATGGGTACAATCTCTAAGTGGAATGATCCTAAACTACAGGCATTGAATGTGGGTAAAAATTTACCCAATGAACCAATTACAGTAGTGCATCGTGCTGATGGTAGTGGTACAACATTCAACTGGACAGACTATCTAAGCACAGTCAGCAAAGAGTTCAATGATAAAGTGGGAAAAGGTGCCGCAGTTAAATGGCCGGCCGCTACTTCAATAGGTGGCAAAGGCAACGAAGGTGTTGCGGCCAACGTGAACCGTGTTAAAGGTAGCATTGGTTATGTAGAGTATGCTTATGTTAAGAAAAACAACATGACATTCCTACAACTACAAAACAAAAGTGGAAAGTATGTTAGTCCAGATGATTTAACATTTGCGGCCGCCGCTGATGGTGCCGATTGGTTCAGTGTTCCTGGTATGGGATTAAGCATTGTGGATCAAAAGAATCCTAATGCTTGGCCTGTAAGTTCAGCAAGTTTTATCATCATGTATAAGAATCCTGCTAATAAAGCCAACAGTGATGAAGTGTTAAAGTTCTTTGATTGGGCATTCAAGAACGGTAAAAAAGATGCCGCAGACTTAGACTATGTATCATTACCCGATGCTCTAACAAAGCAGATTCGTGAGCGTGTTTGGACACAAATCAAATAAACTATTACAAATTTAAAAGGATGAATATGAAAGAACATAAATCTGTTACTCTAGCAAATTTGGAGAAAGCCTTGGCTGGTGAGTCTATGGCTCATATCAAATATCGTTACTTTGCTAGGCTTGCACGTGCTGAAGGTTTTGAAGATGTTGCTAAACACTTTGAACATACAGCAGACCAAGAAATTCTCCACGCATGGGGACATCTCGAATTGCTAGTTGGTAAACCAACAACTAAAGAATGTTTAGAGATGGCTATTGAAGGTGAAACATATGAGTTCACTCAAATGTATCCTGAGTTCGAGACTATTGCTACCAGAGAAGGTGAATTAGAAGCCGCTAAGGAAGCAAATCTTCAAATTCAAGAAAGCAAAGACCATGCGGAACAATTTAAAAAGGTTTTAGCACTTGCAGAGAAACGTTTTGCCGCACTTGCTAAAGTAGAGAAGCGTCATGCAGAAGCATATCAACAAGTATTGGAGACACTATAATGGAACACGTTTGTATCGTATGTGGTCACGTCCACGATGAAGAACTAGAAGGTGCATGGGATACATTACCTGATGATTTCCTTTGTCCCGAATGTGGTGTAGGTAAAGAAGACTATGAGGCTCTGTGAAACAAAAATTCATTGATGCGTATATGAAAACGGCTGAGGTGTTCGCAGAACTATCCTCAGCACGTAGGCTTCATGTTGGTGCGATCATTGTAAAAGATGACCGCATCATCTCCATTGGCTATAACGGAATGCCCTC